AGAAGATATACCAACCTTAATTTCAACATTACTATCTAGAGCATTAAATATGGGTTTCCAATTAATGGATAAGGGTTTTAATTATGGCGGAAGAGTTAATGGTCGATTAAATTTCAAGAAACTATCTGATGCATTGATTGCGGATGGCATTACGACTATTAATTTTAACGCTGATTTTTCTGGTCATGATAATAATGTTAGTGAAGAAGCTATTGTTGCAGCTTTCGCTTTATTACGATTATGTTTTCCAGAGTCCAGAGAAACTGACCGACTATTTTTCTACGTTATGTCTGGCATGATATTTAAGAGAATAGTGTTACCAGAGAGCAAGATCATCTATCAGATATCTAAAGGAATTGCTACTGGGCATGGGATGACAAATATTATTAACACACTTTGTAGTTATGGAACCTTTGCGACTGCAGTGAATCTAACTTCAACCAAAGAAGAGAGAGATAAGACTTGTTTTTTCATGGCTGGTGATGATGTAATTGGAAGAATGCCAACATCAATAATTAATAAAGTTCAATATAACTTAAAGACGCAGAGCGGAATGAAATTAAGTGATATTTCAATGACTTCTGGTCTAATTAATTGTACTGATAGTTCAGTTACTTGTACTTTCTTGAAGAAGAAATATAGTCAATTTGGAATATCATGGAATGATGTTGAATTATGTACAAACTTAAGTTATCCTACTAGCACAAAAATGCCTTGTATGCAAAAAGTTGATAATGTAACTATTTATGCAACTCAAGCACCTTTTGATTTCAGAATAAACATGATGATGAGAAATATGATTATTATCTATATTGTCGAATCTTTACTTTATGAAATTAATAAGAGTCCTTTGACTAGGCGCAGTTACAATCATTTTCGAGCTGTTTGGGAACGAATACGTGATGGAACTCCACATCATAAACTGATTAACTATAAACAGTTGCAACATGTTATACATGTTTCTGAAATTGATGGGCTTTCTTTGACGAAAATCGAATTGAAACGTGAGTTAGATCGAATATTAAAAGAATTTGAAGAGAAACTACGGAAACAATGGAATTTTATGTTAACAGAGAGATATTTTAAATCAATGGAAACTGTTATCAGAATTGAAGTTTATGACTTGGGTAAGATACTGTGCTTACCAAAATATGATCCTAATGCTAGCACAACATTTGAATTGTATAAGAAACTTATTAATTTATAGAGCTGTCATTAATCTGATGATACTATACTTAGTTTAGTCATTAGGTTAATGCGTTTTACCTCCAAAGTGCATGTGTGTTCTTAGATGGACTCACAATGGAATCGTAAAT